CTCCATCCTCTCCACCTGCTTTTTGGTCTAATTGTTCATCTTGAACTATATGTGCTTTAGCAATATTACCATATTTTTGTGGTAGTGAATATACACGAGTTATATAATCTTGTAATGTAACTGCTCTTTTTTGTGTGGCCATACTTGCCATAGCAGATAATTTTATTTCATCAATTGATTGTCCACTTGAACCTCCAGTAGCAGGAAGTTCGTTAGATATACTTAAACTATCCTTAACATCTGTTACTTTAGCACTATCTAAACCTTCGTCATTTAAAATAATATTACCAGAATCTACTTCTGTTAATTGTTCTGATAAAATGTTATCTGTTATAGATCCACCATGTGTATAATTAAAAGTTAATGTTATATTACTTGGTGCCTGTCCAAATGTTTTTGTATTTAAAAAATTACTTGGATCAAATGAGGCATCTAATTTAGAAATACCAGTACCCAATGAAGATCCAACATTATCAGGATTTGGAATCATTTCTTCATCAGCATTACTACTAATACCAGAACCAAATCTAATTTCTGTTTTCCCATCACTTCTAACATAGGTTGTAAATCTTCTAGCAGTTTTGATTAATTTCATTAAATATGGTGTTTCATCTTTATATTGTTCCATATCTGGACTATTTACTGGATTATTTTCAATATCCTCAAATACTGTATCTTGTGCTAAATATGGAACATTATACCATTTATTACCATCATCATCTACACACGATGTTACTTCAACAACATTATCTTTAGCTAAAATTATCTTATCAAACTTTTTAGCACCCTCAAATGTAAAATTTTCAGTAAAACTTTCACCAGATTGTAATAGTGCATTTTTAGTTATTTTATAATGTGTTGGTATATCATCTTCGGTTTGTGATATTACAGCTTCCCTTGGATCAAATGATGATGAAGTTTTAAAATTAACATCATCCATTAATCTAAATTTAGTATCTGTTACACTAGCAATAAAAGTACTATTTGCAGAAATTATAGGTGCATAATCAATATCGGCAGTATAATTATTATCATCAATTGTCTCCGCTGGAACTTCTACAGAAACTTTTGCCAAAACTGTTGATGGATTAGATAACTTTGGAGTATATCCCATTGATTGAACTATTTTAAATATATTTTTTTTCTCTTCAGCACTATGTAATAGTGATTCCCTAAATTGATTATCAATATAAAAATTTAATAAGTCACCAACATAAGCCGCCATTTCTATAAACATCATACCAGGTGATGCTTCATTAAAATCATTATATGCTGTTGGGAAGTATTGTTTTGCAAACTCAATAAGATTACTTCTTATATTTGCAAAATCTCTACCTAAATAATTGATATCTTTTTTGACACCCTTTAAGTTTGTTCCAAATTCTATTTCTCTTGCCATTTTATTCTTCCACAGTATTAAAATTAAATGTTATAGTTTCAACGACATCTGGATCCTCTATATCAACACTAAATTCTATTGAAATAATTACTGAATTGGGTTGATTGTCTGGTGTTGAAACAAATATATTTTGTATTGTAACATAGGGTAACCATTTTGATATACCGTCTGTTATAGAAGCTTCTAGCTTACTACCGATATCTGGTGTTATCGGTTCGAATAATATAGAAGTAACATCCGTACCAAACTCTGGTTGACCAACTCTTTCACCTTTCGCGGTCAATAGTAAATTTTTTATATTACTAGAAACCTGTTCTCGAAGTGTTTTAGATGTTGGAAAAAACCCACCTAATAAATTGTTATAAGTAAGTGGAAAAGTTAAACCAAAACTATAATCTTCATGTTCTGATAATTCCCTAACGGTATTTGGGTATGCCATCAATTATTCCTATTTTTTACTTTTCATTTTATCGTGTTTCATTAAATCACTATAATCACGAGTTAATGCATCTATCACACTTTCAGGTACATCATTAGTTGATACACCCTTTTCTTTTAATGTTTGAGCAGCTGCCATATTTCTTCTCATCTCATCATTACCACCTTGTGCTGCTATAGAATCGCCATAACCTAAAAGTTCAGTTGCTCTTGAACTATCAAAACCACCACCTAGTGTTGGCCATTCATCTTCTTCTTGTGACTTGTCATTTAATCCAACTGTTTCATTTAAAACCTTATTTAGTTCAACATTACTTGTATATTCTTTCTGAACTTTTGGTTTCGGTTTTGGTTTAGATGTTACAACTGGTTTAGACTTGATACTATTCTCTGTAATAAGTATCTGCTTAACCTGTTTTTTGACTTCTTTACGAACTACTAATTCGATTATTTTTATTAATTCGCTTTTTTTCATAATATACCTCTTTAGTTAATTATTCTGGTTTTACAATATATCCAGGTGCTATACTTGGTGGAATTGAAAATACCAATTGTGCTGAATGTATTGTAAATGATTTAATTAAAAATGTAGCAAAATCATCTAGATTTTTACTTTTAAATTTTACTATTGGATCTATAAATGCACAAGTAATACCTGGTATAGTACAAACCCCACCAGATACCGTTCCAGCACCAGCCCAAAACGCCTTTAATCCTATATCCAAAGAAACACCAAGTGGTGTAGCACCAAAACTTGCAATTGTAATATCTATTTGAGATTTTAATCCCGCTTTATTATAAGTTAATACTGGTCCATACGCACTTGTACCTACTCTAACAGCCTTTTCATAAGCATCACTAATAGCAGTACCAGGATCACTTGGATCCTCTTCCATTTTCTTTAAATAATCTGCTCTAAATAATCCCCAACTCATATTTTACTCTGGTGGGTGTTTCTTTGACCATTCTTTTGCATAAGCATTATCCACTATTTTATGTTCTTTACTTAAAAATCCATCATCACCTTGAGCAGCTGAAGCCAATGCCTTTTTTATAGTTGTTAGTGAGCCGACATCTACTACCGCTACTGCAGAAGCTCCTACCAAACCACCCTCTAATATAGAAACTATTGCCTCTATAACCGTTAGTAATTTATTACCCAACACCATAGGTTCTGTTGCTGTTTTTGACCCGATAGTTACTTTTGGTGTTTCCAATACTATCTCATTTATTGCTCCAACTACAATATCTTTACTACTAGATAAAACTATACTACCTTCATTTTGACTACTAAATATAATACGGTCACTATTTAGTAAAATATTTTTGTCGGTATATGGTGGAATTGCATCTTCATGTTCACTTTTAAATGGTGGAGTTACATACAAATCCTCTTTAGTGGTTAAGTATATACTTGAAGCGTCCTTGTCAATATCAGATTGTAATGGTTTTTCACGAGTATTCTTCTTATCTGGATCATCTAAAAATGGCTCTTCAAGTTGTTTTTTTAATTCTTTATTTCTCCATTTAGTTTCATCTGGATCACTATCTCCATTTAATAAATGTCCAGCAACTATTTGTATATTAGGAGATTCTTCTTCGTTTCTTATATTACTGCCTAATCTAATATGATTCTTAAATCTACCCTCAAACATAACATCACCATCAAATGGCATTACTCTTCTAGCTTTATCATCTCTTTTTAATTTTTCATCTTTACTCATAGGAGTAGGATTTTTCTTTTTCAAAAAACTTATATTAGGTACTTGATTAAAATTATTATTACCAAAAATATTTAGTATAGAAGTATAAAATTTCTTACCTAAAAATTCTATACCAATTACTATTTCGTGTTGTGCTGGTAAAGCATACATATTTGGATTTAAGGGTTTAAAGTAATCAAAACCTTTTTCTTCACCTTGTCTTGAATAACAATATCTACCTTTTATAGCACCCACATAAGCGTAATCTTCTACCTTTTTACCATCAGATAATTCAACTTCATAATTATCTGGAAATGTATCACCTTGTAAAACTTCCAAAACTTCAACAGGTTCCATTATATATAAATCAGTTCCTTTAAAATTAGAACTAATCATTTGTAGTATTGAACTCTTAGTTATAAGACCATCCGATGTCGCGGTAGTAGGAGCTCCACCTATCCCCTTTTTAATTCTATATGCCACTATTCATCTCTACTTGATATAATCTTATCACTATAATCTTGAACCTCGTTTGATACCTCTTGGATACTGGCTAGTAGTTGTTCTTTCTCTTTATCACTTATACCAAACTCATCATCTGAATTAGATGATTTTTGTTGTGTTGCAATTCGTTGAACGATTGTGGCGAGTTTAATTAACTGTTCATCATTCTTTACATTGATTTCTAAATACTCTTTCAACATAGGAATAATAGTAACAGCTGTATCGCCATCTTTAATAAAGCCAACAACCTCTTTCATTAAGACTTCAAGTTGTTTTTTATTTTTTTCGGAATTGTCGTAGATGTCTTTAAAGATATCAGATAGAGTCTTGCCTTCAAAGACTTCGAAATCTATTGCCATAATATTTACCTGTAATATTGTTAATAATAAATATTACGGCAATAGAAAAATGTATATATTATTTATATAACTGGCCTATCAAACCAACTTCCTGTTTGGGTAGTAACGACAGAACCAGTAGATAGGTAATTTTCTTGTAATTTAAAGTGGTGTTTCTTCATCACATTAATTACTCTTGTGATATGTTGTGTGTTAGAACCAGTCATTTCACGAATCAAGATATATAATGCCTTCTTATTGAAGTTATCAATATGTTGACGCATATC